GCTATAGGTTTATCATTAACACACCATCCTACGCGTGAGATCATTTGATACCAATGAGATCATTTAATATCACCACAATGATTTTTTCTGTAGAGGAAAGATGCTTGAGGATATGCACCCCTTTCGAAGGCTGCGGATTTATTTATATATATTAAGCATCTAATAGTTTTTAACATATTTTTCTATGTCTTACTGTGTAAGGGGGTTTAAATGAGTAATTTATCAGATCAGTCTATATCTGAGGTTTCAGAAGGTTTACGTTTAGAGGATTATGTATCTAGTTTAAATGAGTTAATATCTAGTACACCAGAGGATGAGCATATTCCTTTGATGAGGGAGTTATGTCGTAATGATTTATATTTTTTATTACGTTATGGCTGTGGTCGAGAGGATATGGAGTATCAGTTTTTATTTGACCGTTGTAGGGAGGTTGAGTTATCTCCTGATGGGATGTTGGACTTATGGAGTAGGGATCATTATAAGTCTACTATTATTACTCAAGGGCTTACTATTCAGGATATATTGAAGAGTCATGGTGAGGGTGGTGTTGGTAGAGAAGTCTGTATAGGGATATTTAGTCATACAAGACCTATTGCTAAGGGGTTTTTAAGGCAGATTAAGAGGGAGTTTGAGGCTAATGAGAATTTGAAGGAGTGGTTTCCTGATATTCTTTGGGATAATCCTTTGAAGGAATCGCCTAAGTGGTCAGAGGATGATGGGATTATTGTTAAGCGCAAAGGAAATCCCAAGGAGTGTACTATTGAGGCATGGGGGGTTGTAGATGGTCAGCCTATATCGAAACACTTTGGTATCTTGGTTTATGACGATATTGTTACTCGAGATTCGGTTAATACCCCTGATATGATTTCTAAGACTACTGAGATGCTGGAGTTATCCTACAATTTAGGCTCTAGGGGTGGTAAGAGACGATTCATAGGTACTAGGTATCATTTTAACGATACATGGTCAGAATTGATTAAAAGGGGTACTGCCAAGCCAAGGATTATTCCTGCTACCCATGATGGTAGTTTATCTGGTGAGCCTGTGTTCTTAACCAAACAGGAGTTAGATGAGAAAATCCGTGATATGGGTTCCTATACGTTTTCCTGTCAAATGTTGCAGAATCCTGTAGCTGATTCATCACAAGGCTTTAAAAGGGAGTGGCTTAAATTCTATGATGGAAAAGTCAACATAGAGAAAATGAATCTTTATATGTTGATTGATACCGCTGGTTCTAAGAATAAGAGTTCTGATTATACCGCTATATGGGTTATAGGCTGTGCGCCAGATAAAAACATTTATGTCATTGATATTGTTCGAGACAAAATGAATCTTACTGAAAGAACTAAAATGATTATGGAGCTCCACATGAAATGGCCTATTCATCCAAAAGGGGTCAGGATGGAGAAATATGGCCTTATGTCGGATAAAGAACATATGGAAACCGTTATGAATCAGGAAGCCTATAGATTTGAGGTTGTTGATGTAGGCGGGGTAATGGTTAAGAAGGAAGATAGAATTAGACGTTTAATTCCGTATTTTGAAAGTGGTAGAATTTGGTTTCCTAGGCAGCTTTATAAAACAGGGCATGATGGCAAAACCACTGATCTTATTTCTACGTTTATTGAGCAGGAGTATCTTGCTTTCCCTGCTTCTTCTTTTGATGATTTGCTTGATTCCCTTTCTAGGCTCGCTGAGCCTGATTTACCTCTACACTGGCCTAGAAAGGCTACAGAAGGAGCTGGTGCGCCACCAAGAAGAATCCTACAACAGATAAAGGTGTTTTAATGACTGAGATTATTGAGGTGCCAGGAAAAGATATAGTCGAATACATAGAGAGATACTTACCTTATTTAGAGGACTCTTTTATTCGATCTCAAGGTGAAGGGGCATTCGATGTAGATGTAGAGATGTACGATGCTCTAGCTGAGAGGGATTTACTTTATTGTATTGGTGCATTCGATGGTGAGAAGATGAAAGGCTATGCGATTTATATTTTAACTTACTGTATGCACTCTAACAGTATGTCAGCGTTTTGTTCTTCAATCTACACGCAGGAGAATGGCTTTCTAGTCAAAAGGTTGATTAAGCGCGCCGAGAAAGATATGATTGAAAGGGGGGCTAGCGGAATAACTTACGGTATACCTTACGAGGGTTCGTTTGGTAAGCTTTTAGGCTTGTTAGGTTATCCACCAAAAGAAACTACCTACCATAAGGGGTTATGAAAAATGGGTATCGAGACAGCCGCCTTAGTTGGCTCTCTAGTAAGTGCTGGAGCTGGAATCTATCAAAGTAGACAGCAAGGAAAACTTGCAAAAAAGCAAGAAAAGCGAGCAGAAGAACAGGCTCAAATGGCTGAAAAGCAGGCTGCTAAAGAGAAGAAACAGCAAATTAAAATGGGTGGTGAAGAGGCCAAGAGGCGAAACAGAATGTTAAAAGCCTACCAAAAGCCACAGAAAACACTTGTTGGGCAAACTCAAGATACTTATAAGCTAGGTTAATATGAGCAAATTCCGCCCTAGACAGAAAAAAAGCTTATACACCGCGCCCCCTACTGCAAAACAGAAGGCTGCTTCTTCTGCTAAGAAAACAGGCAAAGTAGGCGTAGTAACAAAGGCTAGAGGCAAGGGCACTCTTGGTGGTCTTAGACAAAAAGCTACAGGCGAGTATTATGCTGGCGATAATTATTATTCTGATGTTGATGAATTGATCGCTGGTGCTGAAGCTGGTGAATTTGATAGAGACATTTTATTTGAAAGCCTTAACGATCCAGAGAGCATGTTAAATGAATCTCTCACAATGGGGCGCTATGGTTTTTCTGAAAGCAATTATGAAAGGGTTAGCAAAATATCTGATTACTTGGAAGGCTATAACCAGAGAGTAACTAGGTCTAACTACCTAAACAAATTGCTTAAGCAAAGGCGTGAATCTGATTTGAATTCTCTTGTACCAGAGGTGGCTACCAACAGAAGGGCTAGCCTAGTCGCTGGATTACAAGATCAAGGGAGTATTCTTGGGTGATACCTAAAACTTTAGGCAGTGTTGCATCTTTAAAGGCTAGGGCTGAAAAGTCACTCGCTGTTAAAGAGGAATGGCGTTCTCTCTTAGAAGATACGTATAGATACTTCTGTCCTCAGAGAGAGGTATGGGATTTCTATAATGCAGGCGAAGATAAGATGAATCATATATTTGATTCTACTGGTCAGGTCGCATTAAAGGAGTTTGCCAACAGAATGATGGGTTCCATCACGCCACAGGCAACAATCTGGGCTACTATGGTTCCTGGCATTGATATTCCTCAGCAATACAGAAAAGACCCCGATTTAACCAGAAGCTTACAAGAAGCAAACGAAATACTTTTTGGTTACATAAATAATTCAAACTTTTACACTATTATGGGCGAGGCTTACCTAGACTTAGGCATAGGCACCGCAGGTATTACAGTAGATGAGGGTGATTTAGAAAGCCCCTTAGTCTATGGGATGATAGATCAGTCACAGGTAGGTTATGAAGAGTCGCACACTGGCTTGATTGAAAACATCTACAGAAAGAAAAAGCACAAAGCTAGGAATATAAAAAAGGCTTATCCAGGCGGCAGTTTCAATCAAGAAATAACAGACATGATTGAAAATAGTCCCAATGCAGAGGTGACGTTTACTGAGTGCATGGTTAAGGATGAAAAAACGGGCGAATACTGGATTGTAGTCATTTATGATGATGACGAGGTATGGTCTAACCCGCAGGGTACGGCTAATCCTTGGATAGCATTCAGATGGCAGGTAATACCCAACGAGGTAAGAGGAAGAGGGCCAGCTTTAGATGCGTTGCCCGATGTTAAGACCTTAAACAAGATACAGGAATTTGCTTTACAGAAAGCAGCCTTGGACTTGGCAGGTTTATGGACAGGTCAGGATGATGGTATTTTCAATCCTTATACGGTGCAGGTAGCCCCAGGTGTTGTGATTCCTGTTTCTACAAATTCTACTACTAATCCTACCTTACAGAGATTAGATACTGGTGCGCCATTACAGCTTGCACAGTTTGAGATTGACAAGCTGCAAACAAACGTAAAGACTAATCTTTATAATGATT